TCTTCAAGTGTAAAAACACTTGGTAGAAAAATTATGCCAGGTGACGTTATTGAGCTACCACATTTAAAAGATGAATATGCTCTAAATGATTATAGTGTTGCATTAAAGCGTTTCTATGTTGTAGAAGATGTAAACAGAGCAGCTGAAGGATTTTCACCTACTTGGTATCCGCATTTGTATAGAGTAAAACTTAAACAAATTATGGATAGCCAAGAATATAAAGAAATACTAGATTTACCTGCAGAAGCAGAAAACCCAGGGGGTAACAGCTTACGAGATTTGTTATCTACATATGAACAAGAAATGCAGATTAATAATGCCGTTGTTGCACAAGCCGAAGCTGATGCAGCGAAATCGGGCTATGATACTAGCCATTTCTTTAGTTTACAAACAGATGAAAACGGTGAAGTAGAATTAGTTACAACCGATACAACTGATTTAGATGCAAGCACTCAAAACGAACTAGCAGATAGAGTTATGCAAACACCTAATAGAGAAGGATATCAAGGATACTTACTAGGTGACGGAATACCGGGCAACGGAGAAGCATTTGGACACGGTATAAGTTTTCCATCAGGTAGTGTTGAAGGTGATTTCTTTTTAAGGACAGATTTTATGCCTAATAGATTATTTAGAAACGACGGAACACGTTGGGTCAAACAAGAAGATTCAGTGCGTATGACGCTAACAAACACAAACACAAGAAGTCATCAAAAAGGTACATTTGTTAATAACACTAATACTAATGAAATTGGTGGTGAAAATGTGCAGGAAAGACAGAGCTTATCACAAGCACTTAGACCTAAGGCAGATAACTAATGCAACATTTTTATGATGGACAAATAAGACGTTACATTACACAAATTGTAAGATTAATGAGTAACTTTTCTTACAAGGATGGTAGTGGCAAGTTGACAGAAGTTCCTGTAATGTACGGGGATATTACTAGACAAGTTGGACATATACTTAGAGACAATTCAGAAAATAAAATACCAAGTGCGCCAAGGATGGCCGTATATATTACTGGATTGGAAATGGACACTGCACGTTTAAGTGATGCTAGTTATGTTAATAAATTAAATATTAGAGAACGTGCCTACGATAACAATGGTAAAGAATATTTAAATACTGAAGGTAAAAATTATACTGTTGAACGATTAATGCCAACTCCTTATACATTGAGTGTAAATGTAGATCTATGGACTACAAATACTGATCAGAAACTGCAATTGATGGAACAAATTCTAATGTTGTTTAATCCTAGTTTAGAAATACAGACAACAGATAACTACGTAGATTGGACAAGTTTAAGTGTTGTTAATTTAGATACTATAGGTTTTAGTTCAAGAAGTATACCAGTTGGAACAGAAACCGAAATAGATGTAGCACAACTAGGGTTTAAAACACCAATATACATTTCACCACCTACTAAAGTGAAAAGACTAGGAGTAGTTACAAGTATTGTTCAAAGCATTTATGACGAGTCTAGGGGAACAATTGGCTTAGAGCAAAGCCGACCGGAATTGCAAGCAGGCGGTGATACTGGTGTAGTAAGTGCTGATATAAGGACAACAGTAGGGATAGCACCTACTGGTGAAATTAGCCGTCAAAATAGAAATGCAGGGGAAATTAAGCCTAATACAACAAACGTAATTACAAACACATTTAAGGATTACGGATTACTAATATTAGGCAATAGTGCAAAACTTATAAGACGTGGCGTTGTTGGAGGTGTACTATGGGACGCATATGTTAAATCCTTTCCAGAAATATTTGAAGCCGGCATAACAGAAATACGCTTAAAACGTAAAGACTTGCCAACAGAAATAGCAGGAACAGTTGCTATAAACACTGCAAATCCAAACGAATTGATAGTTAATTGGGATGCAGATACATTACCTAGTGATACTGTATTCACCGGACCAAACGGTGACAGTAATAAGATACATTATATTATTGATCCTCAAAAAACAAGTCCAGCTGCACTAAAAACTGCGGGTTATAGATTCTTGTTATTAGATAATAGTATTGGAGATGCAATTAATACTGATGGTGCTGATGACTGGAAAAACAATGACGGCACAGACTTTATAGCAAGTGTTAATGATATTGTTGAATGGAGCGGAACTGCTTGGCAAGTAGTTTTTGATGCAAGTACATATACTGGTAATGCATATACTACAAACCTAAACACGGGTGTTCAATATAAATGGGATGATGGAGAATGGATATTATCATTTGAAGGTGAATATCCAAATGGCACCTGGCGTTTGAAATTCTAGCATAATTATTTGTATGGAAAAGATTATTTGTAGTGGAGCATTGTTCTACACCTTAGATACTCATAGATTTTTGTTCTTACATAGAACTAAAGGTAAGCAAAATAACCTTTGGGGATTAGTTGGGGGGACAAATGAAGGTAGCGAAACACCTTGGGAAAGTTTAAAAAGAGAAATATCTGAGGAGATTGGTACTGTTAAAATTAAAAAAACTATACCTTTAGAAACTTTTGTGAGCAACGATGATAAGTTCCAGTTTCATACATATTTGTGTTTAGTTGAAAATGAATTTATTCCTATTCTTAATGATGAACACGACGGATATGCTTGGGTAACATTTACAAAATGGCCTAAGCCATTACACCTGGGTTTGCGGAATACATTACAAAATAAAACTAACCAACTTAAACTTGAAACAGTATTTAAATTAATTGAATTAATATGACACAAGCAATGTTTCTAGAAAATTTTGGTTTTTACAGAGAAAAAATACCAAAAAATTTGTATTATAATTTACTAAACGAATCTTTAAGATGTACCCAGATAGTAAATTCTGGAATAACAGAAAAAGGTGTTGCAAAACATTTTAGACTAAAAGACACCGCACAAGAACTAAATCAGTATATAATAACTCTTATTAAAAATTACGAAACCGACTTTCCAGGTTTAGGAGAAATAGGCATATTGACAAAATCCTTGCCATATAGAATTGAAGAGCAATGGATAAACCATCAAAAAGCAGGTGAATTTATTCCTAATCATGTACATCAAGGAATCTATAGTTATAGTATATGGATTAAGATTCCTGAAATAGAGGAAAATAAGTATCAAGGTAATTTTGAATTCACGTATACTAATATTATTGGAAATATTGTTCATAAAAGATTTCAATTAACAAAAGAAAATGAAGGTGAAATAATATTTTTCCCTTCAAAGTTGCCCCATAATGTATATCCGTTTTTGAATAGTAATGAAACAAGGATATCAATAAGTGGTAATATTATATTGGATGCAGGATAATGGATAAAAAAGATAATGTAAAACAAACTGACTATGGCTATGAAATTACCTGGGTATCAGAAGAAACATATGGCGGTAAAATTTTGGTATTTGATAAAACAATCAAAACAGATTTCTGGTTTAACAGTAAAACTGAAAAATGTTGGTTTGTAAATAACGGCGAATTCCTATTTAAATGGATAGATACTAGCACTGGTCAATTATTTGAAAAACAAGGCTCCGAAGGTACAACATTTATATCTAAGCCACTTATGCCTTGTGCAATTGAATGTAGAATTGTTGGTAGTATTACTGAAGTCAACAACGGTAGCAACGACGATCATAATATTGTAATTAAAAAGGACAACTATTAATGAATTTGCTAGAAAGTCCAAAAGTCAAAAAAGATTTAATTGCTTATAAAAATGCTGTTGATAAAATAGTTGACAGAAAAAATAAACAATACTTCCAAGGTATTTTAGATGAATATATGGCAAGAGTGAAAATTATTAATGATACTCATAGCTCTAAAACGCCAGGATTGATAAAGCCTAGTTCAATTCAAGAACATATAAAAGAGTTAGGTGATTTAAGAACGCAGTTAGATAATTTAGTTAAGAGTGCTAATTAAATATTATCCATATTCTTGACCTTCATAGTTCCAAACATAGCACTATGTGATTGACACTGATAGACATAATTAGTGTTATTACTTATAGAATCAGGCACACGCCAATATAACATTCCACTTGATTTACCCTGTGCGTTAGAATTTGTGCTGACTGTGCCATCTTCCGCAACGTGAACTAGATTAGTTGTCAAAGCAGATAATGTATTGTCTTGCAGTTCAAATGGATGTCCACCAATACCATCTAAGTCAAATGCTATTGTTGTTCCTGTTAATACTGTGATAGTAGGATTATTTCCTGAATAATGGCTATTAATTGTGTATGCAGTTATACCTACGTTGCCCATTCTAAGTGTTGCAATAGCATGTTCATATATATCATGTATATCAATACCTGCTGTTTGTACATCGCTCAGTGCATCAAAAGTTGACGCACCAGGAGTTTGACTGTTGGTAATTGTTAACGAATCTCCGGCTGCATTAGTTGTAATGCCAATTCCGCTACCTGCAACTATTGTAAGTGTATCTGTAGTAGTGTCAGCCTCTATATTAGACTGTCCAGCAACACTAACAATACTAAATGCATTTTGGTTGACATCTCCGCCACCGCCTCCTGTTGCTGGATCTGCAGGAACCCAATTTGTGCCGTTCCATGCAAGGACCTGATCGTCTGTAGGTGTTGCTGTGGTTGTGTCTACATCACTTAATGCATCTATACTCAAACTACCAATACCTGTTAAGTAGGTTCCTAGGTCACTAATTTGACTTTCAGTAATACTTAATGCCGCCTGGTGTTGTGTAACACTTGTCTCAGTAATATTTGCGTCTGGAACATTTGCCCATACAACTGCCGCACTAAGGTCATTTGTTTCTGTAAATGATTCTAAAGCACCTATACCGGCTGCTGTAGGCGGTGTAAATTTAAATTCACCTGTTGCATTATTGTAACTTATAGCACCATTACCACTAGGTGTATTTTCAATACCAATACTAAAGCTATCTAATGCAACAACACTAGGTGTATTACTTAAATTATTATAGTTTAAAAAATATGCACTATCAAATCCGTCTAATGTATCAGCATCAGTACCACCGCCGCCTGTTGTTGCATCTGCGCCCGGCGCCCAATTAGTTCCGTTCCATTTTAAGACTTGTCCTGTAGTTGGTGCACTACTTGTTGTGTCTACATCGCTTAAAAAATTAATACTAAATTGACTCATATTAATTGTTACAATATCAGTATCTGTGGCAATAGCAGTTGCTATGTTAGTACCACCTACAATACTAAGTGAGTCATTAATACTTGCTGCTGTTGTTGAACCTTGGTCTGCTGTAATAGTGTCAAAAACATTTTGTGTCAGGCCGCCGCCACTACTATCAATAGTTAAGGTTTTGCCTGAGATAGACGTAGTAACATTTGTGCCGCCTTCTACTGTCAATGTATCATTAACTAGATTAGGTGCAACAGTGCCTGTATCCGCTGTAAAGTTTGTAAAAATGTTTCTTGCTACTGTATTAGTCACAAGATTCCAAGCAGTACCGTCCCATTTCCAAGTGGTATTTCCTTCTGTAAATGTATCGTCTATTTCTGGTGTGTTTGGAAAATTAATTGCCATTGTTTACCTCTTACTGTATTTATTAATCTGGTACATATCCTGATGGACCTGCAACTGTCGGATCGCCTACGTCACCGTCTTGGAATATATTTCTAATTGTGGTCAACGAAGGCTTACTAATAACAGGAGCAATATATGTATTATGTAATGCGTAACCTAATGGGTTATTTGTTTGTATACCAGACGGTGTACGCATATCGTCTGTCCATTCAGGAGCAAGGCTTCCACCATCCCATAGACTTGAGTATTCAAACATACCAAAGTTTAGTAGGAACAAATATTCCTTAGCCGCTACTTCAAATGCATCTCCATCAGTCTTCCAAGCGTTTCCGCCATATCCTGATGAATCCCATTTGCCTGCATCGTATGCTTCTTCCATAGCCGCATACAATGGACCACTTGCCCAGTCTGCACTAATATAAGGATACATCTTTAATGATACTGCGTCAAGACCGTGCATATGTAGTGTATGGAATACATGTTCAATTACTTCTTGTGCATCGTTGTCACCGTCGCCAGGTGGATCACCGGTTGAATTTAGATACCATACCATATCGTTTTGTACAGTGGCGTTTAATAATGCTGTTAGATTCCAAAATATAATGCCGGCGTCTGTCAAAAAGTTTGTGCTATAGTCTGCACCAGCACCCCTTGCTACTCGTTGTAATGTTGGTCCTTGGGCTGCGTGATAAGTTCCTGCGTCACCACTTAGCGTTTTAATAAATGTACGCTGTGATGTTTCGTTAATGCCTGCACCATTTGGATCTGTAAACAATTCAAAC